AGCTGGATGTACACTGTCGACCAAGCCGATCAGCGCGATGCCTTTCCAGTCTCTCGGCATTTATGGGTCACCCCAACTTAGCACGGAATTATTAAGGGTTTATTGTACATATTCCCACCGTTTTGGCTTCATTAATCATCCAACCCCAATGTCAGTTTGTAGACGGCACCTCCACACCGGGTCTCTAAGCGAACCACCGCAACTATAGACATGAATCGAAAACCAAACTCTCGTTGACGAGTTGGTTGCTGCCGTAATCGAGACGAACATCAGCGTACAGATGCTCGGTAGCTAACTGCTCCGCGGGTGTGAGGCCAAAAGCGAGCCAGAACGAATAACGCGTCCTCTCCGCAATCTCCCCATACTCGCGACGCATCCCGCGGGAAAGGTGTTCGAGACCCCCTCCGGGGCCCTTTTCAAAGCGTTTGGCTCCCCCCGATGACCTACCTAGGCAAGCGTAGAACTCCTGCATAACAGGTATCCCGCCAGCCAGAGACAGGCCGCAATCGGACACGGAGGCCATCCACCTCTTCCAGTGACGCTCACTCTCAAACTTGGTCAAACTGATAGTATCCTTAACAAGTGCAGTCCGTGGGTTTCTAACCATAATGTAACCTTCCGGCGTCCATACTGGTGATCCCTGGCAGAAGTCGATGTGTTCCAATTCGTAGACGGCCTTCTCACAAACCATAGTAAAGCCTTTCCGGAGGAAGAAATCCGCCATCGTAGACTCCACTAGGTCGAGATGCTCACTCTCGAAGATCAAAACACAATCGTCTCCATCATTCACGAACTCACAGTCAATGCCGATGGATCGGACATAAGCCAAGAACATGACGCACATGAGGAGGGTGTTCCCGCCGCCCGTGTTGGGGACGCCGGACTTCCTTCCACCATGGGTCTGAAACTTAACCTTGCCATCCTCAGCCTTGCCTGTTCCTTTACCAATCAGTTGCATATCGAGCAGCTTCTTCATCTCCTTCCTTTCCTGGGGGCAAGTGGCAAGCGTCCGATAGAAAGGGAACTCCCTCTCCTTCAGCGCCATCATACTCACGTGTTGGTCAAACCGACTCGCGTCAGCCATCACAGCACATGGTTTCTTAAACCTACCCCACTTACCAGCAATCAACTTCCCCCGACTAAAAGAGTTCAGCCCCTTGCATACAACCCTACTACCCCACGTCTTGTCCAATGCCCTAATGAAACTATGCTCCCGATGCGCATAGTGCCTGCCTAACGCCACGACGTACCTCGGCCCATAGGACGATATGAGTCGAGGAACGGGATCCGACTTCGCCGCCAAGTTGAGCTTATCAGCCTTGACGAAACCAGTGATGTTAGCATCGTTCTTATTGATTGGGAGCGAATTGAGGGACTCAACTGCTCCTTCGTACATCGCACGCTTCTTCGCG